CTAATTCGCCAACTGCAATTTCTGGGTTCTTCTTAACAGCTTCTTTAACAGATCCCCATTTGATGGACTTTTTCGGATATGGACCACCAACAACATCTTTATCGAGCGCAAGCAATGCAATTACATCTCGCGGATCGAAATGAATATCTGCGTCAATAAAGAGCATATGAGTAAATCCTTCTGCGCGAAGGAACTCATCGACGAGATAGTTACGAGCACGAGTGATCAGGGATTCATTAAAAATGAAAGAAAATCGAACTTCAATTCCGTATTGAGAACAAACAGACTGAAGATCAAGACATGACTTAACGTACATACCATGAGCGTGACCGCCATACATGGGTGTTGCGACGAATAATTTATTTTGACGCAACTTTTCAACAGATACTTCTAATTGCATAATTACTCACTCCAGTTATAGAACTTTTTAATTGTATTAATGATCTTATCTTGGTCACTGTTATTTTCATTGACCATTGTATCTATATAGTCCATGAGAGTCAACGATCCCGTGATATTCGAGATTTTTGTTGCTCTTGAGTTCTTGAACTTATCATCTTGATCATCCTTGCGATCCACATGTCGTTGTTCCTTGATATCATGAGATGCAGTCAGAACTAAAACCTTCAATGATTCTGGAAACCATTCTGAAAGTTTATCCAGAAGTTTACCATTGAATAAACGATCGCCTTCGAAGATTACGTTGACGCTGCCTTTATCATATGACACTTCATCGAAGTATACTTGTGAGTTCAAAAGCCTCTCAAAAAACTTTTCTGCATCTGGCTGAACAGCCATGCTCAACCTATCCGTACCTTGAAACACATTACCGTCGTTGACATACTTGCCAAGAATATAGAGATTCAATTTCTTGGAATACATTGCATCAAGAAGTTTCTCTGGTTTCACAACCTGCCAATCATCAGCCATTGAAATCAACTTAAACATGAGGGTCGTTTTTCCAGTGGCGGGTTCACCGCCCATTGCAATCACTTTCACCATATAGCCTCCAATCCAATCTTTACTGGCTCTTCATCTTGAAACATCCAGTCGAGTTTTTCTATTCTACCTGATTCTAGGTAAGAAGTAAACTTTTCTGGCTTGATGTTTTGACGTTGCGCAAGAGTCAGCTCAAGTGTTTCATTTCTTGCCTGCCAAAGAACATTCCATTGTATGCCAGTCCATCCATCACCTTCAGCCTGTTCAATTTCTTCAGACTGACGATCCAAATAATAACCAAGATATCTTCCATGATGTGCGCGGAAAAGTTTCTTGAATGAACAAAGGCAAGTTTCCATCGTGAAGAAATCAATTTGGTCTTTTAGTTCAGGGAATCGATCTCTCATCTCAACAATAATCTCACTTGCCCGAGACTCAAGAGAGCGATAGTCTCCAGCAGTGAGTTTTCGATCCACGTTGTCATCTTCGCCGAAGGCAAAGTGCAAACCATTACGGTGTGAACGGGAACCAGAATAATCATCCAGCATAAGAGAAGTAGGCTGAATGTTAATAAAAGCAGTATGGCGCAAGTGCTGAAGATAAAACCAAGTGGAATAACGACCGAACTTATGAAGATTGTTTTTAATAGCATTCCATAAATTGTCAAAAGTCTGTCTTTCGTTTTCTCCATAATAACTCTCCAGCACTTCACGTTGCGTTTTCTTGCCAATAAATTTTTGATAAGATTCGAACATGGTTGGCAAATGACCTTTGTTCCACTTTGTGTCTACTTGATATCGAAGACGTTTGTAGTTATTTGTGTTCCACCAAGTAATGCGCGAAACAGTCGCAAGTTCATAGTCAGGGAATTCGTTCTTGAGCACCCATGCAGTTGGCAACTGATAAGTATTGCCATATAGCCATGCAAGCCACAGACGCTCTTCGTCATTGTGCTCATAGCGTTTGTGTAGATAGTTTGTCATCCACACTGCTGGATCGCAATCGTTGTATTTTAGAGACCACGCATACCAGCGAATGAATTGTTCACGTCGATTCATGCAAATAAATCTATTTGAGGTGAAAAGAGCGTATCACGGAGCCATGCCTTTCCAACAGTTTCAATTGCTCTTTGAGTTTCTTCAAGTTTCTTTTTGCCAAATTTGTGAGACTCAAGAGATTCTTCTCGAAGTTTAGCGCAGATCTTTTCTGAAGGCAAAGCAATGTATGGATCTTGAATCGCAAGATTCCGAAAGATCATTTGTTCTTCGCGGTTCTTGAACAGTGGTTGATCCGATCTCAAAGAACCAGTTGGATCCACTGCCCAAAAAATCAAACCATTGCGCAGATGCCAAGAGACAGAACTAGGTGTGCAAGAGATTTTCAATCGCTTCATGTTCTGTACATTCACAGCATAGTCTACATATTCATCCCAGATTCGAGAAGCATAACCTTTACCTTCGCATCCCTCCGCCGTAACGATCTCATAGAGGTTTGTGTATTTGTCTCGATTGAAAGTTGCAAAAATGAGCGAGACAATCTTGCCATTGTCTTCTAGAATCATTGGAGGACATTTATCATAGTTCTGAAAGCGAAACCAGAGACTGTGCGAAGCAGAAAGAAAGCGAGTATTCTTTCCGTCTGGCGAGTTGCTTATCAGATCTTCAACTTGTTCTTTCGTTGCAAACTTCACGGTTGTAAATCTTTCCTTCCAGTTTCAACTCGATGCATACTCAATGACATATCTGATTCAACAGTGATATAGGTATTCATTGGAACTTGCGAAGAACTTTCAATGCCAGCACGCAAAGCAATGTCAGCAGTTGATGTAATTATAATTGAATTCATTGTAGAAGTAAAGTAAATTGGACGCTTTCCATTTCGATAGAAACGCAATTTCTTTTCTGGGTGCAACTCAACCACTGCCATCGATGAATCGGGGTATTCTTCAAGAGGCGACTTTCCAACTTCCAAAGTATGCAATAACAATTCACTATCGTTTCTTGTTTTGCATTTGTAACCATAGAGTTCTTCCCATCTCTCTGGCATTTCCTGAGTGATTACACCATTGTGTACGATGGAAAATCTTTCGTTATCAAATGGTTGATTGTAGAGAAGATCAGAGGTTGAATAGCGGCAGTGACCAATGAAATACAGATTGCCATCTTCATTGATGCAATCTCGAAGATTAATGTCTTTCAAATATCTTGCTGCACTGTCAGATCGAATCTTGGTTTGAATTTCACCATCCTTGATCCACGAAGCACCAGTGGCGTGCAATCCTCGAATGCTGGATTCAAGGATGACGTTTTTGTATAGAATCAGATCTTGAGTGCTCGGATTCTTTGCATAGATTCCAATTACTGCACACATTATGCGAACAAATCCTCCAATGTAGATGGCTTTGGATGATATCTTTCAAGCATTTCTTTACCACCATGCAGCTTTAGATAATCATACCACTCTTGTTCTTCCCACATTCCCTCTGAAATACCGTTCCAAAGACTTCTTTGCAGAGGATGTTCTGGGTTCTTTCTTCGCGATTCAACATAATTATATCGATGATCTTCATATTCTTTGCTGCCAAGTTCCAGCATCTTCTCGCGCAAATAGCAAACAAGACTGATACGCTCTGCAGAATCATCGTGTAATTCAATGGGTGTATTTCCATGAATATACTCATGATTATTTACGAGAAGAAGATCCCCTGGACGAACATTCACTGCAACTCGCACTTCTGGAAGAATCAAATATCCACCTGAATAGTTACCATTGTTGGATAGAACGAGAAGATTGCTCAGTCCATTTGAGAAGTCACCAGCATCGCGATGTGCTGCTGTTCGGAAGGTTTTGTTCACTGTGATGGTGGTGAATACAGTTTCCGGAACCAAGAATGCAGGATCGATTTTATCTGCAGCAGCACGTTGAGCAGCATGACGCTGTGGGAGCAATTCAGAAAATCCTCGATCTAATGATTGCAAAAATGGAAATGACAACTGAAACTTGTCATATGAATTTTGCGTGTATGCCGTTGCGCGACCGTATGGAATGCGAGGATATCGATCAAACCAACCTGCAATGCCAGAAAGAACTTGATTTGCGTAAGTGGTGTCAGAAACATATTTCTTTCTAGTTTTCTTTGCGTTTTCTTTTCGCTCTTGAACAGAAAGATTCAAGACTTCGTTGAGCCATACCTCAAACTGAAAATTGTTTTGTTTGACAAGAGCAGATAACCAAACAAGACCACGAGTAGATTCAACATCTTTGTATCGCTCTCGAAGTTTTTCGACTTCCTCTCGAGGATCAACTTCAATGGCAGTATTTGTTTCTTCTTTCATAAAGAAATCAAAGACGCGCAATTGGAACTCTGTCACCCATTCACGACCACCGCATTTCTCGCCTTTTGGACCAGCAGCAAGTCCGCGATTCTGAGTTGGCAGTGCTGCTTCACGCAAACCAAGATAGGCTTGCTCTTGTTCTTCTTTACTAAAAAAGTTTTTGCGAAATTTGAATGCAATATTTTGCTCATCTTCGCTGTAGAAATAACAATCAGTGTCTTCATTGATCACTGTATCAAAATGGGATTCATCAAGAAATTGCCCAAGTAAATATTCACAATCTAATTTAGTTTTGGCTACAATAATCTTTGTCATGATATTTTCTCCTGTCTCATGACATTATATATGCAATGTGCGTAAAAAACAAACTATGTATTTTCCGAAATACAAATGAAACTGGGGGAGCATTGCACTCCCCCAGAACGATTCACGTTTTTGGATTTGGCTGATCAGCCATTCATCGTGACGCTGATTGCATCGCGATAGAGAGTCTTGCGAGCGCGACCAATTTGACCGCGATCGAAATACTTCTCAAATTGCTGGCTCGGATTGCCGAGACGATAAGCAAAAGTCTTCTCACCACGGCTAGTCGTTACACGATTCGTGTAAACACTCACGCCATTGTTGCGAAGACGATACACGAGATCCGAAACATTCTCAACCTTGAACAAGGTACGAGCCTGACGTGTGGTCACCGTGTTGCCATCAGCAAGATAGTTATACATTGAATAAATAGCAGACATAACAATTACTCCAACAAACGTCCCTTCAGGAATACGCAAGAGCGGGACTTATCTTGCGCATGACTCTTATTATAACCTAACAAGAGTCAAAAGTAAACTCTTGCGATTAGAACGGAATATCATCCGCTTCACGATCAAGAGCAATAATCAAAGTCTTGGCAACACGATCAATAATCTGCTCTGCCGTCATACCTTGATCCAAAGAATCAATCATTTCACTCTGAGACAACGTTACATTCTGTGTCAGACCATTTTTCGATACAGTCACAATCAAATTGCCAGAATTAGGATCTGTTTTGGTTTCAATCTTGGCTTCACCAGAAGCAACTGGAGCAGTCGCTTCAGCATCAACCTTCGTGTAGAGATCCAAGAACGCAGTCTTGGTGTCGCTGTCGAATCGGTTCAAGCACATCTCAATTGCCTTCAGACGATTGCCGAAGATGGAGAATGCTTTTGCGATGTGAACAAGACGACGAGTCGAGATGACTTCATCAACCGCACCGTCAGCGAAACTCTTGCGGATGACTTCTGCCCATGTGATCAATCGTTCAATGAACACAGCATCCGTCAAACCAAGAACAGCGAAATTCTTTTCAAGAATCTTGCGCTCAGTGTTTGCTGGCGGATACTCTTGCTCAACCGTGATCGCAAAACGCTCCAAGAATGCTTCATTGAGCAGATTGGTGCCGATGAATCGACCGTCGTCACTGCCTTTGCCTTTCGTGTTCGCAGTCGCAATCACGTTGAAACCAGCAGCAGGATGGACAACCTCACCAGTCTTCTTGTCGAAGTATGGCTTACCTTCAAGAATCGGTTGCAAGCAGAGAATGTCCTCGGTGCCGAGATCACATTCATCAAGTAGCAGCACAGCACCACGACGCATCGCAGTGATCACTGGACCTTCACGACGAATCGTATTGCCATCAACCAATTCATAGGATCCAATCAGATCAGACTCATCGGTGCGTTTGGTGATGTTGACACGGATCAACTCACGTTTGAGTGCAGCACAAACCTGCTCAATCATCATCGTCTTGCCATTACCTGACAAACCAGTGATGTAGACAGGATAGAAAATCTTGGACTTGATGATGTCACGCAGATCATTGAAGAATCCGAATGCGACATAAGTCTGATTGCGATCAGGGACAAACGATTCAGTTGCATTGATTGCACGTTTGGTGGCAATGTTCACAACCTGAGCCACCATTGCTGCTTGCGCAATAGGTTCAGCAGCAGGCTTGGATACAATCGGTGATGGATTGGAACTGGATAGGATGCTGAATTGTCCACGACCAACCTTGCGCTCACGCAAGATGAAATATGGAAAATTCTCAACCTTATTCTTTATATTTTCGCAATACGCATTCAATTCTTTCAGGGAAATCACATCCTTGTCGAAATGCGCATGGAGTTTGTCAAGAAACTCTGTTTTCATCGCATCGGTATAGTTCGGCTTTCGCATCTCAGTCTCCACTTTCACATTACTATAGAACAATTATCGCTGTTTTCACAGGAAAAAACAACAGGTAAAATCTCTAATAAAATCAACAACTTACGAAGTCCCTCACGCCACAGCCAATTCTTCAGCCAATTTAGTCAAGAGCAGACGATTCGTCTTCTTGCTGTTCAGGTTATTGCTGAACGCTCTCACCATCTTACTCTTGGACATGCTGTCGTCGATCTGCAGTTTCTGATCGTTCACGTTACCGTTTTGCAGA